TCTGTAAAGTTTACTCCTAGATGAAGTCCCAATTGAAGTCGGATTTTGGTCTGTAGATATCTTTTATCTTCTCTGCACCTATTAAGCAGTAGTTTAACGCAGAACTCCAGTGGTCGTCGCCTACACGTGTAGCAATCTGATAGAAAATCCCATCGTCCTCTTCATCCATGATACGAACGTTTTTCATATGCTTTGTGAACGTCATTAAGTCTTCGTCCATCTTCCATACCCCAACGCCCCTCGCTTTAACTGTATGGAGCATACGTTGAACTTTTACTGTCTTATCCACGTTTATAAGTCTAGACGTTTCATTCCAGCTATCTTGTGGCTTCGACTTCCCTTTATAAGTATTGTATTGACATGCCCAAACTCGCCCTGGGAACTGTTGCATTAAGTACGTATTACGGTCAGCACCGAAACCTGCATCGGCTATGATAAGGTCTGGGTCATACGGTGTTATGCTGGCTGCAAGCAATCCAACTGGCTCTAAAGGCTTCTGCGGATTATCTTTAAACATGAATAGATTCAATAAATCCATCTGGCCATTTTCCTTAATCCCTAGAACAGCAGCCCAGTTACGAATGCCCCAGTCAATGCCCACTACAACCTTTTGATAGTCTTTTCGGCTATGGACACGTGACTCTAATCGTTGAGCTGCCAGTATATCGTCGTCTGTGATAATCATACCAGCACTAGCGTAAGGCTCCCCGATAACGTAGTTATAGAACAACTGTTTAGAAGAGTAACGCAATTCACGTCGCTTTATGTCGTCAGCACTAATCCACACAGCGTTCATTTGAGAAATATGGTAGCCTCTTATCCCTCTACGGCTCGGATACTTAGCAACCCATTCTCCGTTATACCAACGGTCTAGAGGCTTACTACACTTAGCACAAGCAAATCCAAAAGTACCATCCTGAATCTCGTCTGTAAGTATGTCGATACCATCTTTCTTATATTGTACTATGTTATCTTCCATAGATAAAATCTGGTAGTGGTTACAGTGTTCACATTTATGCATGTAGAAATGTTGGTCAGACTTCCCGAACTGTAAATTTACTCCACGTCCAGGAATAGTAGGTGTAGACCAACGTCGTAGTAAGCCGTAACCAGATGATTTCATGGACTCTTGGAAGGCAAGCTCTACGCCATCCTGCATACGGTCATATTCATCGAACGCCAGAAAGTCAACGTCGATACCTTCCCCCAAAGCTCCACCCCAAGCAGAACGGAACATCATGAATGAATCTCGGATTTTCTTAACCTCGATTGAGTCCATGTTCTTGTCAAGAATAGACTTAAAATATGGATTACTCTCGAATACAGGGTTCATGCGTGTTTTTACAAAGTCAACTAACTGTCTATTACGAGGGAATGTGAATAATGTTTTAACATTATCATTAACATCAGCAAAGTGAATATTCTCTAGTACGCCCATCTCTGATAATCCAAGCTGACGTGACTTCTGAACTACCTTGTCTTTATGTGAGTCGTTAATAATCTGCTGCTGCCAAGGTCTATGCGCACGAGCTTTCTTCTCGTTCCTATTTTGTATCTCGAATGTTAGTGCTTTACCACGTATCGTGTAGTGTTCAAGAGCGTAAAGTGAAGTCACATACTTTTTCGCTAGTTCTATTAGTTGTTTTTCTGAGTTGTCCATCTCTAGTCCTCCTTACTTTCGTAGTTCCATCCAATCCTCATCACGGTACAGTATAACGTTTGCTCCACGTTTACAAGCCTCCTCAAGAGCTTCGTTGACTCCAAGTCCTTTTCGATAAGTTGTAGCATTACAACCGTCACACCAAAAGATAGGGGCATTAAACACCGTAATGAGGTTGTCTTCAACTCGATATGACACAGCTCCCACCTCTTCTGTCATAATCCCATTTTCACAGACAACGCAACGAACTTGACATTTCTCACTCATATTAAGCGCTCCTCTCTGTTATATAAAAACCACATAGTTTTCGCTATGTGGTTACTTGTCCTCGTTATCTTTGTTCATCTGCTCTGAAAGTCGTTCAGTAAGGAACTTGAACTCATCCAGGTTCTTAATCGAATCAAATTGAGTTGTGGTTACAGTTTCTACATCGGTAGTGTGTTCAATCTTATCAGTAGCCTCTCCATGAAGAAGCATACCAAGTTTAACTAACTTCTCGAAGTCGCCTACACTAGTTATTTTTACTTCTCCGCTACGTAAGCGCTTCTCGAAATCTGCTATTCCAAACTCCACAGTAGATTTAGCATTGTCTTTGAAAGCCTCTGCTTGGTCTGGGTTCGCTTTTACCTTTTTACGTAAACGTTGAATTGAAGCACTTACATATTTCTTACCTTGCTCTTCCATATGCCTCCTCCTCTCAGCATATCTCTACTTTCTTTGTTTTTCGTCGTCGTACCTCTTTTGTTTGCGCATTGATTGTACTCTAGGTGTTTCATCTTCCTCATCAGCGTATTCTCCGAACTTATCTTCACAAGTCGCACACAAGTATGAGTACGCACCTTGGTTTTCTAACTCCTTACCGCAAATACAGCACTTAATCTCCATCAAAATCATCTCCCTCGACTAGTCTAAGAATCGTTAAGTTTTCCATATTTTCTCTCCCTATGTGCTTCGCATTGTCGTTTATGAAAACAAAGTGCCATTTTTACTCCGTTATTATTACAAAGGTAATGTTGTTTTTGTCTTAGAATCCCCGTTTTTAAATCCAGTTTAGTAAGTTCTTTCCCACAGTAAGCACAGAATACATGGTCTGGTGCCCTTCCCTTTGGTATCAATCTGCAGATAGGGAATACAGTTTCCATTCGTTCCATATACTTGACCTCCTATAGTCGTAACTATCTATAATAATCGTGTTTTGACCAGGATAAACTTGTTTGTGTTGAAAAAGGCTTGCTAATTTAGCAAGCCTACTTTTCTTTCTTATTCATATCGAAGGTCTTCCAGTCAGTTCGGATAGCAAGAATAAAAGCTTCAAGCTCATCAGGTGACATTCTCTTCACTCTTTGCTTTGTTCTTATAATCCATATATTTGGAAATATTACGTTTAGGAGAAATCCTCCAAAATAAGCTAGAGCCGTTACACCCAATCCAAGGAGGAATATAGAGGAGCCTAACAACATTATATAACCTAGTAAGCTCGGAACCTCCATTATAATCCCTCCCCATATTCCCAACATACTCTTAAGATACTCTTAGCAACATTATGCTGATTTCCTGATACCATGGTTGTGTCGGCTTCATGAGAAGTAGCATCAGCAATTTCAGCTGCTCCAAACACTACACCACGATTATCCATAGCTTTTTCCATCAGGTTCGCCCAGCGCTCTGTATAAGCAAATATCTCTTTTCCGTAAGGGTCTTTAAGACTATTTTTCCAGTTCTCAAAAACTTCTTCTTTACCAGCTTTAATCTTCAAAAGATATCATCCTCCAATCTGGATGCAGTTGGAACAGCTACTGAGTTCATAGGTTCTTTTTCAGATGTTTCACCAGCGGTAGGAAGCAATAGCTCCAATCTCACAAGCTCCGCTGATAGTCTCTCAAATTCTTCCTTGTCTTTGTTATCAAGGGCTTTGTCAATATCCTCTCGGATTTTCTTTGTATGATAAGTAGTTATTGCTGCCTCTATTATTTTATTCGCTGCAGCACTGCAGCGTCGTTCAGACCTATGTTCCTCTGGGATATGAGGATTTTCTTCTAATACCGCTAGGTGTTCTTTGACTCTGTATTTGTCTTTAAAGTTAATCTGGATGTAGATTTTCTCATCAGAGCGTCGTCTAATCCAGTCATATGCATTACTCGGATTTGTTGTTTCAAAACCAGAGCTGTTCGCTTTCATTTTAAAACCATGAGTGAGTTCCCCAAAACCGTGAGTTTGTTCTCCCGAAGTTGACACCACTATTCCTACTGGACAAAAAAGAGCACCTTCGTCAACGAATATTACACGGTTTAACTCATCTACATGGTCAGCAAACCAATCCAGAAGACTCACAACGCTACCCTTCTTAAAAGAAAGAGCATTTATTGTCCAACGAAGAAACTTTCTTTTCGCAGATGCTTTTATCATTTTATACATTTCCTCCCTTATCCGTTATACCTAATAAAAGGAAAACCCACCAAAGTTTAATCTCTGGTGGGCATACAAGTTAGTTTTATTTTGAATCAGGTTTCGGTACAGAGATAATTTGTCCATCGTTTTCGCTACCTTGAACCTGTGGAAGTTTACCATCCCACTTCTTAATCCACTCACCTTGTAACTCTAGCTCACGCATCTTCATCATAGTTTCCATAGCTGATTGTTTAGTTTGGGCTTGTTTTAATTCAGATTGAGCTTGTGCTTCGTTTTTAGCGTTGATAGTTTCTTGGGCTTTCTTATCTTGTTGAGCTTTAAAGTCTTTATTAATAGCCTCTTGGATATCAGCTTGTAGGTACTGCAAGTCACCGATATAACCGATATTAGAAAGAGTAATACCACGCTCTTTGAAGTATGGTTCAACTTCTTCTCGAACTGCTTTTATGATACTGCCTTTATCACTACGGATACCATCAATAGGTTTAGAACCATACTTCTCTAGAAGAACAGAACCAATCTTATTTCGGATTTCCTTATTCATTACGTCCTCAAGCTTTTTACCAGAGTACTGGTAAAGGAAAGTAGCTGTATCCTCTTCCATAATTTGGGCTGTAGCTGACATACCTTGGTTGAATTTAATCGAGTCTTTTGATTCACCAACGAAAGCATTTTCACCAGACCACTCACGAGTTTCTGGGAATCGGTCTACAACGATAACTCGAACTGTGTCAACCCATTTACCAGAGCCAGGCATACGTCCTGTTTTAATCCATTTATGTGGAACCTCAATACGCTTCGTAGCAACCTGAGCATCTTTTAAGAACTTCTCACTTTCAAACTTCCCTTGGTCAGACGTTTTGCCTTCTAGTGGAATAACGAAAGCTGTTTGATTCGGCTCGATTTCTTTGAACTCTGGCTTATCGTAAGGCTTAACAAACCCACACCCAGAAGTAAATAAAAGTGTACTAGATAAAACTCCCACAAGCGCTAAATTTTTAGTTGATTTTTTCATCTTTTTTGTTTCCTCCTAATAGTTGTTTAATCTCTTTTTTAAATACCAACACAGCAATCAATAAATAAACTAATGGCGTAAAGTTCATAACGTTCTTATAAATCTGATATCCAGCATAAGAAGCGTCACTGTCAGCCAGTTGAGCCTTAACAGAAATATCCGTATAAACCAACGGGTGAATCGAAACTAGTATAATCTGAGCTATAGTTATGAACACAATAAGTACAACTAGTTTCTTAAGCGATTTCTGAGTGCTCTTGCTTATTTTCTTTTCAGTCATAAGCTTTTTCCTCCTTTCGTAAGTACACCTAAATAAAGGAACTAGCCAACTTATTCTCTCTGTGGTGTACACCAGTTAAAAATTGTGCTAAAAAGAGGAACCGCAACGGCTCCTCTTCTCTATTGTATGTTTTTAACTGCTAGCTGAAGCTCTTTTTTCTTCGCCCATTCCTTCACGAACTCAGCTTCATCCTTTACTGGGTCTCTGTTTCCTCGTCCTCGCACCTGTACAATTCTAAGGTCTTCTTTCTCTTTCCCTCGGATTTCAACTGTTAAAAGTCCACTCTCCTTGGCTCCTACAGAACGAACAAATACAATTTTACACTTACCTGCGATAACATCATCTACATATGCAGCAACGCAGTGACCTAGTGAGTCACCTTCATCTACAAGCGCTTTCGGTTCTTCAGGCTTTACAACTGTATACTCTTTGTTCGTGTAAATGAGCTCATCCCAAAGAGGATTCTCCATCTCTTTCTTAAACTCCGAAACTTTTCTAGAGTCTAGCATCATGCGGTAGTTCATCATAGCGATATCATGAGACTTTTTTAGGTTCTTTGGATACTTTTCTGGTTCAATTCCTATCTGATTACACATCTTAAGATAGTCACGAAGTGTTGTTGCTCCGTCTTGCGGGCTGGAAATTCCTTGATATAGCTTTATTTCTCTGGCCAGATACGTTATTAATCGCTTATGGTTTGTATACCCATATTTTTCAACAAGCTCCCTATACGTACTGCTCAGATAGGAAACTTCAGAGAGGTCACTCTCATCAAGAAGTACATCGAGAACCGTCTTAAAGTTATTTGCACCAATAGCGTCTGCAAAATATTTCCAAGAGTTTGCTGAAGACCTTCTAAAATAATCGAGCGTTCTTATATACTTCAACATGTATTTTGGAACCTCTAAAATGTTAGCTGGTTTGGTTTCTTTAGACGTTCTCCAACTTTCATCCCATACACTTTTTAGGATTTTTCCAAATCCAGCAGCATTTAGAATCTCTAAAGCTGGGTATTCAGACAAGCGTTGTAATGCTCTATCGAGGTGATTCGCACGTTCACTTCCCATCTTCCCTAATTTGTCAAAAGCTAGTCCAAGGAGCTTGTTATTGTTATCTGTAGATACTATGCTCAGCACTTTCTC